GAGTTGATGAATAGAATTATGTCAGTGGAACAAGCCCGCGTGAACCACCCAAAAGGACATCTCATGTTTGACGAAGCGACCATGAACACCCTAGTGGATGTTGTGATAGCTGGGGAGAACGCAACCAGGCTGACGCTGAGAGGCGACTACACACAAGTTGGCCTGATAGATGTGAGAACGTTAGGTGGAGAAAAAGAATTAATGTCAGTGTTACAATATGCAGATAACGTGGCAGTTGAAAATACCACTAGGCGGATGGGGAAAACATTGGTTAAATTGATCAGGAAACATTTTGACAATCTCAAAGATTTGCAATCGATTGCCGAACACGACACTGAAATCACAGCCGAATTCACAAGGGTCTTGACCTACGAAGCCATCCATAAAGGCCTGACACCAAGTGCAATTGGATTAGCTCATTACACATACACCACCACTAAGATGCAAGCAATGCTAGAAACAAACGGAATGGGGAACACTTGCTCCAACACCCATTCATTCCAAGGCAATGAAAGTGAAGGGATAGTATTCATAGTGGATTACACAGGACCACACGTGGAATTATACAGTAACGTGCAATATAACCTGTCGGCCATTAGCAGAGCAAAAACCAGCTTACATATCGTTATAGTGGGGAAAGAATGCAGGTCTAAGTCGACACAAGTGGAAGAGGCTTTTGAGCTGCTGAGCAGCTCTATGGGTATGCACAAAGTCGGTGGCAGCCGACCTGAAATCACGCTCCAAGAGCTGAGGGAGCGCCTAACCACAGGCGAGTCCGGATTGGGAGCTAGAATGCTGGACAATTTGGAAGCCCGCAGCCCAATAGTGCAAAGTATTCAGAATGCAGAAATATTAAGCGAATTCTTTGGGAAACAAAACAATGACACTAGACGCGCGTATAAAGATGCCATTAAGCTGGTGAACACCGAAATTGGAGAATTAGGGCTGGAAAGCCCAACACTGGGATCAGGATTCGCTTCATCAAGTACCAGTAGCGCAACCCATGCCCCTGCCAGAGCTGAGAGAAACCTTGGCAAAGGGAAGGAATCTACCAAGGGGAAACAAACAGGAAAGATAGAAACCCAATCTGAATTGTTCCATGCAGTACAAGGGAGAGAGGTGAACCTCAGCATGTTGAGTTGGCTTTCCGAGAGAGAGATAAAAGGTGTAATGAATCATGATTTGTTGAAAACTAACCTTAGCATTCTCTCACATGGCCAATTCGTGCAAGCTCAGTGGCAGGCAGAAAATCAAAACCAATACAGCGTACGCTTTAACGCAGGAGTGGGCATATTTAGTAAAACGGTGGCCACAGTGCAATATAATGAGGATTTGAGCTATGTTTCAGTGCGCCCGACAAACAACAGTTTCGCCATAGACGACACGATGAAAGCCTTGCTTAAACTGTTCCTCACGCCAGAGAAGCCGGTGAACATCACAGAGCTGTTGCTCGGCAAATCTGCAGATATCGAGGATTTAGACCCTGAAGGGTTGGCCCAATTAAGCGTTAGTGACATAACCACTGACACAGATTCCTTAGCCACTCAACCAAGTAACACTCGATACATACTACCTGACCCAATGGGAGTGAAGCACAGCAACACCAGAACAACCCCAACACTATCTGAGCATGAATTGGGAGAAATCAAAACCATAATGAGCCGCAAAGTCCAGATGCCGACTTGGGGTAGGGTGGTGGATACAGCATACTCACTCAGCTCACTTGTTTGCTCTATAGCGGTGTTAATGACCGGATCCACCTTGCCAATAACTCCAGTATGTGTATACACTGTTGGGGAGTGGCAAGTAGATCCTGGTTGGCAAACAGAAGATTACTTGTTCACCAGCCTGGAAGGTAGACAACGTATGAATTTGTTCCAATTACATCACAGAATCTTGAGAAGGGCTGGGGAAAGAGTTATAGTGATAGTAGAAGGAAATGAATATGAAATAGTTGGGTTCGGGGGCTGCACGTGCTGTGGAGGTATATTAGTGAGAGATTTAGAAACAAAAAATGGATTCATGAAAATTGACCCCGAGTATAACGTGGCACAGATCAGAAGGCTCAAAATCAACAGGAATGCACCTGACGAGGTCAAGGCCCATATGCGAATAATAGCCAAATATTTCGATGCAGAAGAGACAGCCAACTTCAAGTTCAAACAGCAAACAATACCATTGCAAAACCCATGGATATTTGCTGCCGATGTGACTGAGAGGTGCTTCAATTATCAGTTAACCGGCCTTAAAGCAGCGCTAGGCCAGGAAGTCAGCAATTCCGGATCCTGCAATCTCAGAGAAAGCAACGGGGCATACGTGCACACCAACAAACTACATCGTGAACAACTAAAATCCATGTTGCTAGATATAGGAGGGACATTGTTGGATGACAAATCTAGTCCTACGGCAGATGACAGATATCTATGTAGTAATGCAACAATAGATGGGCATGAATGTAAAGTGCTTAAAGTGGGCAACAGGATAGTGGCACATGCTGAACCAAGAGTGATCTTAACCAAGTACACAAGATCAAAGACCATCCGTGTCAATTCTGGCCAAATGTTTAGCAGGTCTAATTCGAATATATTTAGACCATTAGAGCCCAACATTGGACAGGAGAAAATTGTGACATTTGAAGAGGAAATTGAAACAACTGTGGATCTGGAAGAAGTAAACAGACCAAATTTGACAATAGTGGACAAAGCAACCTTAGTTGCCACTAGCTGCGCCATGTTGCTGTTGAGTTACCCATATAGATATGTGATCTCCAAAGATCAAACAAAAGCCGCAAAGAAGCTCATTGGCGCTGAACCTCAAATATCAGGTTTAAACTGGACATTAGACAAACATATAGAAGAAGACACACAAGTTGCCAAAGAGGGAGCCGCAAAGAAGGCAAAGATTTTGGCAGCAATAAAATTGAAATTAGGCAAACCCATAAGTTTAAACTCTACACAAAGAGAGTTGTTGGAAGATGAAGGTTATGATGCCCAAATGAAAGTGCTAATGCATTCTGAAGATTTGTTGGGTAGAGAGGCACCAACATTGAGGACTCAGATGGCAATCAGGGCGATAAGGTCCAAACATGACCAGGGAATCAGAGTGTTCACCGCTACACCACTGTCCTGTGCATTGGAAAGTCTGGAGAATGCCATAGTGGGGACAACAATAGGGTTGCAACAACAATACTCATACCAAGAGCAAATGATAACTGTGCACAAATTGAACAGGAAGATGATAGACCTAGAAGTCAAAACATGCCAATACAGTGACACCGGGCTCGTTACGAAACCAACAGATGAGCAACTCAAAGCACATAAAGTAATGCTGATAGCAATGGGGCAGTACTTCAGTCAAATGGATTTGCGGAATGAAATAGCTAGGGGAAGCGAGGTGTACATTGAAGTGCCCAACCAAAGACCAGCACTACAATCATCAGATGAAGTGTATACCACACTGGTAGAAGAAGGCAACATAACCCCATTGGCGATGCCCAACTGGATCATGGCATTGAGAGACGGAAAGCTGCACGATTTTGAAATGCAAGTGGTTTCTAAAATTCACAATGGTGTGCTATGTGAAATCAGGCTCAGCAGTGCGACCCTTTTCACTGATGCCATCCATAAATTAAGCAACACAAAAGTGGTGGTTCATGTGCCAAAACTGGAGATGATGATAAATCAAATCTTGGGGAAAAGCAACTTGATGCAATATGAAGAGTTGGAAGTACCACTCACGCTGTGGAGAAATGCCACTCTCAGAACCCTCTTGCCATACAGCTTCAAAGAAAATTTGGAGTACATCAGGATTCAATTGCATGTCTCAGTGTACACAAGACGCAACAAGCGCGCCAAATACGACATCACAACACTACAAGCGTGCAAGATAGCCGCAGCAGCCGAGTTGTACGCATTGCAAAGAGATCAAAAATACAGTGCGGGGATAGAGCTGTGGAAACAAGAGTATGGCACCACGGTAAACATGCGCACACCTATGGTCGAAAACATCCAATACCTCAAAGACATGCTCAAAGGGTGGATAGCGGAGGTGGTGAAGTTTACGCCGCTTAACCGAAATTGGACGGAATTGTTCGCACTGGGGGAACACACATTAGAACATGCTGGAATGGGAAATATAGCAATGATATTTAAATCTCTGAAGACACACTCTGCCAACTGGCAAGTGAATTGTGATACTAGTAGGAGTTTTCCAAACATCTATATAAAAGAATTAGACGAAAGACGTAGAGCAGTGAAGGGCTTGCATCAAGAACGAGAATACAGAATGACGAAATTCACAGGCCACGTAGCACCAGTCAAGCGCAAGCCCGCAAAGGGGGGAATCCTAGGTGGAGGAAGATGGTTGGTCGTATACAGCGGAACAAGAGGCGATCAAGAAGCCCTGGATGCTTGCACTCGCATAATTACCGCATCCGGTGGCATTGTGACAACAATGGGTGACAACTCCAAGCACTATAGGAATGGGGAGTACGACATAAACGTTAAATTGACCGATGCATATCAAGCTTTACAAGATGTGCAAGCCGGGAACTGGACGAAAGCATGCAAAGATTATATGACAAATAACCTGCAAATACTTGACACGCATTTCATCTGGTTCAGTGGGGAGAAAGGTAACGTGCTAGCCTTAAACCATGAAGTGACACTATCCATTTTCAAAATTGAATACAACACTGTGGGGTTGCAAACGATACCAACTCAACCAATATGGCAAGATCCGCACATAAACATTGCTAGAGCCATAACCAGGCCACACGAAACAATAATTGTGAGAGAGTGGCCCTTTGAAGAAGGATGTGGAATCAGACAATCAACAGAATGGGAAGTGGACAATGGCAAACATCAGCCCAGACTCATCCTGGCCTTAAAAGGGTGGGAACAAAATGAAGAAGCAATAACACATGCAACAAACTTTGTGGAGGCAGCAAAGAGATACAAAATTCACATAATAGATTGCACAAGTTGGGGATTGAAAGACGGTGAAGGCGTCGAACACCAAGAGTTTGACAAGGTCAAGTTGACCACTAACGATTTCGTGTTGTGCATGTCTGGAAGGGGTACATTGATCAAAACACTGCAATGCGCCGCAATTCCATTGTGTATAGGGAACGGGATGGACAAAGCAGCAAATCGCATTAAATTGGAGTTAGCCGGCTTAACCCTAAATGCTCAACAATTGCAAAATGTGACGGATCGTGAAAATAGGCCAACAGCTTACCACACCGCTCTGACAATGGGCCCAATGATATCTAGGAGGCTATGGGCAGCGCACACAATGAGATGGATAAGCCGTCACTTAAGTCTGGACATCAATCTGCCCACGGTCGAGTTTGCCCCAACTGAGGAGCCAGGTAGCCATTACAATGTGGGCACCAGATTGGTCAGAAGAGAAGGCATGAGTTTCATAACTATGGATGGGCTAAACAAATACGACCCAGAACAGGCAGAGGGCTGGGAACCAATCGAAGACCCGTTCTTCAATTGGAAGAAAGCAGACCATGAGCATGAAAAGAACCAGGCTGAGGCACTGGAAGAACGCACCCCCGACTCAAAGGACCAAGAAAAACCAGATCAATCTGATTTGGGTGTGCAACAAAGACAACTGAAAGATACCAGCCTCGATAAGCATGAGAGCACACACGGGCATGATGGGGAATCCAAGGCACCGAATGACAATTCCTGGGCAAATTCTGGATTCAGTGGGTCCATGTTTAAGGACGCGGACCCCAAAGGCAAGCCATGCCCACAATGCAAGACCGTGGAAACCAAAACAAGACACATTTGTAGATGCAAGTGCCCAAATCCTGAATTAAAAGAAATGTGGGCCAAGCCCCACCTAACTAGTTGTAGATATCATGCAGCAAAGTTCACAGTCCCGGGTGCAAACTCGCAGTCATCAGCATTGGTTCTCAAGCCCATGGAGGCAGTGAAAGGAGGGCCCACTTCTAGGAAACCTGCGGAGAATATAGGACAACCAACTAGAGACATTTCTGGTGGATGGATGGTCAATCAGGCCACAGCGAAGGGGCCGATCAAAGTGTTGTACAACCCCACTGTTGATGCACCAACGAGGTGTGTTGCATTAACCTTAGAAAAGATGGCCGGACACAACATGAAAACGTTCAACCAATGGAGAGACCAGATATTCCATAGAAAACTACATACAATTGATGAGTTGATCTTCTATGCCCTGGTGCTAAAAATTAATTTGACGGTGCTAGATGGCCAAGGCCGTGGGACGACAATAGGAGTCAAATCAGACAAGGGATTCACAGTTCAAATCAAAATGTCAGATGAGAGTGTTAGTCATGTCTGCATAGTGAGTGTAGACACTGCACAAAGCCCATTGCCAAGACAAATGACAATGAGCTCCAAAATAGAAATGCATGACACGTTGCTTTGCATGACATACAGGGGTAAAACCAGCAATGCAGTCATGGTGGGCACAGCTATGATAGAGAAATTCGCCGCATGGATGAATGACGTAACACCGACCGGACATGAAGAAGTGGTGCTCAAGGGGCATCAGGACGCAGAGTTGAAAGCTGCAAAAGAATTCTTCTCTGGATTGCGAGCGGAGATTGGAATCAGACTGCAGTTCAAGGGTTTGTACAGCTTAAGTGACAGAACTTTGCGCAGCCCAACCTGCAATGGTGAGCTTGTTATCAGACCAAATGGATACAGCTCAACAGAAAGACTCACAGCCACTGCAGGAAGATTGTATGGGGTGCTGACTGCAAAGGGTGACATCGAATTGGCAGTGGCAGTAGATAGCATCAACCCCACAGGAGTCTCCTTGATAACCGGATCTAGAGGAACGTATGGCTTGATGGGGATAGACCTTCACATGCAATTGTTTGAGCTGCCACATCATCGCAAATTGCAAGTGCAAGAAGCAGAAAAAACCTGGATAAACCATTCAAGCATGAGGGGGTTCTGCTCTGCAAATGCCATAGACAACACCTTACCTATCAGGTCCCCATTTGGAAAGACTTTGTTGATAATGGACTTCAACCTTAGAACACATCACCACAATGTGGAGCATGAATTCCTTGCCAACTTTGATACTGACAACATGATATTCTTTGATCACACGGGAGAGCAGCTTGACAAAGACAGGAATGCCACGTTGGCGCAACATTTCAAGGAGGAAGTGGCCTTGGTAGCCGCCATAAAGCCAACCAATAGCATACATATAAACTTCCAACGCGGGCGCCTAACATTGCAGAGAACAGAATTAGACCCAATGAAAGCCGGAGACATTAGAACCATTGAGCCGGTATTGACTAATGAAGCCATAAATAGAACCAAGTTGCGAAACATGGGCCTAGAAGATCTGTCTCAATTGTTGAAATGTGCCAGCCAAATAGGATCTAAAGTGAGGAGAGGAAAATTTGGGCAGATTCAAAGTGACAATTTACCCGCCAGATTTGGAAACCAACCAATAGATCAGGGATTGACAATGTGGAATCTTAGCCTATCAAAATTGATACAACTAATTATATTCATGTACATCAGAGCCGAGTGGACCGAGCCTGGACACACGACGATCGAGTTCGAGGCCAGCATTGGCGGTCAAATGAAGAAAGTGAAAACCAGATCAGATCTAGATTATGTGACGAAGTCAGATGCGGACAGGGATCTCATCAGTGCTTTAAAAATCATCGTTGACAGCATCAAGCGAAATATCAATGCTGCCACAAACCTAGCCATGAAGACCCCGACAACCCAAGGGAAAACCAAGTGCTTGGTGCGCAAAGACAACGCTGCCGAGTTCACCATAGACGGGATGCGTACTATAGAGGCCATGCCAACACTAGATAATATAGTCAGCCCCAAATTTGAATGGGTGGAAGGGGTGGTAAACACTTATGAAGTGACGTTGATTCGCAATGAATTTATGGACGAGCTGGGACTAGGCATAGATAATGACATGATGCACTTGTCCGGCACTCACACTTATATCCGTATAAGCCCTCTTCGCTTGGGAGGCAGGCACACATCGGAGAGATTGACCTCTCAATTGACCCACGAAGAAAGACCCCTTGATCAGAAGGACTTCGAGAGTTTTGGATACACGCAACACAATCCTACAGAAACAACTCATGCAGACCAATTATTTCACAGAGAAACGAAAGAACAAGACGGGGTCAAATATGGAGGGTTTGGCGCCACACAAGGAATAAGCTTGAAACCTAAAATGGGTTACGCCATCATGGGTGGACCTGGTTCCGGAAAGACCATAATGGCCTCAAAATACCCAACCAAGTTGTATGACTGGGATTCACAAATATTGAGCACCGGCAAAGGAGTGATAATGTGCAATGAATTAAAATTATCCTACCCACCCAACATAATGGAGCCAAATACTATAGACAAGATCTCAACATGGCTTCGGTCCAATCCAGACGTCATCCGAATGAAACGGGACCATATATTACTGGTGCACAATGAGAGATGGGCATTAGGCCTCAATCTGACAGTGATAGGGCAAATAGACAAGACCTGGTGGGACGATGACGTTAGCCACAAGGTTATAAATGATTTGTGGGTGAGATACTTCCCACACCAAACACTTAGTCAAGCTGGAAAAGATTTCAAGACCAAATTCCCACTGCTTAACAATTTAGACAGCTTCCCAACCTGGGACATAAGTGAACACTTTGAAGTAGAAAGGAATTTGCAAGGCGCAACAATCATGGAAAAGCACTTCCTTGCCACCATTGACACTGAACCATGGATAGCAAAATTGCATGACGGTATGGTTGCTGATGACGTGCCGCATGATATCATAGATTGTTGGGAAGACACAGATTTCAGAGATGACAACACAAAGAATGCCCCAACAAGTAATGTGAAATTGCAATCTGGGGAGACAGCTATAGCACCAGGAACTGTGTACAAAGTAAAAATGACCAAATGGCCCATGCAATCACGCCCAGTCCTAACCAAAGCCGTAAATAGGGAATTCAACAGTGTCACCAAAGTGTTAGGAAGCCAAATCACGCTGAGGACAGTCAACCTGAGCACCACACATGAAATACGTCGAATCAAAGCAGCATACTTTCATTCCAATGCTGAAGCAATGATCAAGAAATTCCAGGAGAACCCGATCAACTTGGACGCCCATGCAACCATAGAGTGGCTCGAGAAGCGGCCACACGCTTTAGACACAGCCAAAGAATTGAGTGACATTTTGGAAAAGGGATTCCAGTCCAACAGGTTGAACCAAGTCAAAGTGCATACAAAATTGGAGTCACTGCTGAAAGCTGACCCTTGGCCCATGTTGAACCAAGACCCGGCCAGAATCATCGTTTGGCAATCATATGGAATATGCGCCATTTTCGCTGCCGTATTTCTGGAAGCTAAAAATCGCCTCAAAACTCTTTTGAGGACAGAAATTCATTACGCTGATGGTTATCGACCAGATGAATTGTGCAAGCTGGCCAGAACCATTCCTGGACCCAGTTGTTTTTTTGAAGATGATTTGGCCAAGCAGGACCGACAAACAGACCAACAAATCTTGGACGTAGAGTTCGGGATGTATGCTCTACTGGGAGTCAACCCATTGTTGCTAAGCATGTGGCGCAGCGTTCACAGGCATTGGAGGTTAAAAGGGGTGTTCATAAAAGGTGTGTTAGACGGGATGCGCATGACTGGCCAGGCCACCACAGCTTTAGGCAATGTAATCGTTAACATGTTGGTGCATGCAGATTGGGTAATCGCAAATTATGCAATAATATTGTTAATGGTGCTATTGGGGGATGACAACTCAGCCATAATCAAATCTGAGCCATCTAAACCATCCCGGAAAACCATAGCACAAAAATACAACATGCAAAGCAGTGCAACAGTTCTGAGAAATCACAGCACATTTCTACGCATGATAATCTATCCAAACAGTTATGGCACACATGACGTGGGGCCAGATTATATACGACTACGAAACAGGTTTGAGGTCACAAATGGTGCCGCCAGCATTACGCCAGAAGGCATAGAAGCCAGATGCATGAGTTATGCCATGTGGTTGGGAAATACACCTGAGATTGAACAAATTAAAAATGATAGAGAATGGCCGATAGAACCCACACATTGGTATGACAGAAGTAAGCTGATAGATGCACTAGCCAATAAATATCAAAAACCAAGAGAATGGGTCATAAACGAATACAACATTTTGGTCGGGTATATCAAAGATCCCAAGCCTGAATTGACAGAAATCAAAATCCTAGTCAATCAAGGCAGAAAGGGTTAAAAGTGTTGTGTGGG